CTAGAGCTCGACTACGGCTAGGTCGATGGTCTGGTTGGTGTACGTGGTGTTTCGCAGGCGAAATTGCGCCGACACTTGGTCGGCTGCCGACAGCCACAACTTTTCCATTACGAACGGATGCCCCACCGTCGCGTAGTGCATGTGGGGGACCATCCCGGACTGGATCACAGGCAACACCAGCGCCTTGTTGCCATTGACCGGCGAAATAGCGGCCGTCTTGGTGATGCGCTGACCCGCTACCGCCGTGAAGTCGGTGGTGACGGTCACATATTGCACCCGCCGAAACGGCCCGAGGACGTCCACCGGTAGGTCGTAGGAGTAATCCCCTCCGGCGCTGGCCAGGTGCCGCACCACTACTCTGATGGTCTGCGCGTCCAGCCAATAGGCACGTTTCACGAACGCGACCATGTACCCGCTCAGGCCAGTACACTCGCGCCCCCTGGGCACCTGGATCAGGTAGCGATCCGTGCGGGATACTGGAGCGTCCAGGCTCACATCCCGATTGACGTCCGTATCCGCTCCTGGGTTGGTGTGAGTGTAGGCGTTGCGGATCGACTGCATTTGCTGGGGCGCGCGGATCAGGCCCAACATGGCTACACCTCCACCGGGGCGACCCACAACTCGTTGATGATCAGGTCGCCGGTGTGGGTGTCGCCTGCCGCGCGCCAGAGGCCGAAGTGGACCCGGTCGCCGGCCGCCACCGCGCCGGCCGGGATTTGCAGACTGGCGCTGTCGAGGTCGAAGCGGTCGTAGGCCGCCGCCGGCGGGGTCAGGCTGTACTCGCCCAGGGAGATCATGCCATTGCCCTGGCGGGTCCAGACCACCGTGCCGTCGCTGACCGTGCCGCTGGCGGGCCAGGTGGGCGCGGCCGCTCCGCTGGTCCCGGCGGTGGTGCACTGGTAGTAGTGGCCGTTGGGCGCGGCCGGGATGACCTTGTCCCCCAGGCCGTAGGCCCGGCTGGCCTGCCAGCGGGTCTTGATCGGGTTCATGGCCACGTCCATCCCGAAGACCTGATAGACCAGGGTCAGACCCACGTTGGCCGCCTCACCGCTGCTCATCATGGCCTCCAGCTGGATGCGCCAGGCGACATCGTCCAGCCAGACCTCGAAATGTCCCCAGGCCACCGCGCCGGCGTTGCCGAAGCGCACCGCCCCCAGGCTGGTGTCGTTCTCGGCCGAGAGCTGGTCGTCGGGCAGCAGGCCGGGCAAAGACCGGGGCAGCAGCAAAACCCCCGGGCCAGCGGAGGAGGTCAGGCGCACCTCCTCGGCCGAATCAGCGCTGCGGAAAAACAGCTCCGGTCGGCCGCCGGCCGCCCGGGTGTAGATGACGCCCTCGTCGGCTCCGGTGGCCGGGGCCTCGGTCTGGACCCTGAGGAAGCGCAGTTTGCCGTGGCCGTCCAGGTCGGTTTCCACCAGGGCCAGGCGGTTGAGGGTGTCGGGCTTGGTGGGGTGCCCCGCCCCCACCATCTCCTCTTGGTACTGGATGCGCATGTCGCTCATATCGGGAACTCCCTTGGGCCGCGCTCGCCCCCAGCCGGGCGGCCGCTGCGGTTACACATGGCTTCTGATCACCTCTTCCAGCTGCAAGGCCAACTCGTGGCTGCCCAGATTGCGCTGCACCGGGCTGATGGTGGCGGCAGGCAGGCAGTAGAGGCAGCGCTCCGGGTTTTCCAGGAAGGGGATGAAGAGCAGGGGGCTCAGGAGGCCGCTGGCCGGGTCGTGGCAGGCGGCGAACAAGGCCTCGAAACCGGCCAGGTCGGTGTCGGTCAGGCCTCGGAAGCCGATCTGCCAGGACTGGGCCAGGCCCCGGACACTGCCTCCCAGCTTGCCGGCGTCGGTGACGGTGGTGGAGCGGCCGGCCACCAGGGAGCGCTGGTAGCCGGCCCGGAAGGTGCGCGAGGGGCTGAAGCAGCCGCCCAGGTGGAGCAGCGAGGCCCGCAGGCAACCCTCGGGGTTGAGCGGGTCGGCGATGGTCAGCCGCCAGTGGCGGGCGCTCCAGTCGGTCAGGCAGAGCAGATGGGGGCTGGTGGGGGCCAGGAGCCGGGCCTGGGCCGGATGCTCCCAGTCGGGGCCGTCGTCGGCCAGGAGCCAAATCTCGGCCGCGCTGGTGAAGTTGTGGTCCAACAGGGCCAGGGCCGGGGCGGCCTGGGGCTGACCCAGGTCGATGGTCAGGTGCTCGCTGGCGCAACCCAGGCTGACCCATTCGGTGTCGCGGTCGCGGTCCAGGAGCATGGCCCCGCCCCGGGAGCGCATGGCCAGGATGGTCCAGGCGTCGCCCTGGGCGAAGTCCGCGCCCGCGCCGGAGAGCCATTTGATCCGCACCCCGTCGGCCAGGTCCTGGAACAGGCTGTCGGTGGACCGGCCGGATTCCTCCCAAACCGGGCTGTCCGCCCGCCGCCAGCGGAAGCTGGCCTGCCCCACCTCGGCTCCGGCGGCCAGCGAGTCGATCTCCACCAGGAAGACCTGGTCTTGGCCGGCGGTGTGCTCCCCGCCGGAATAGGCGGCGGCCGCGCCCTGGGAGCGGGGGACGGGGACGCCCACCAACCCCGGCCGGGCTGAGGAAACCGACACCTGGTCCGGGTCGCTGGCCAGGTTCTGGAACAGGAAGCCACAGGCGCTCATGCTTGCCTCCCAGGCGCACTCAGCAATATTCCCGGCGGTCGCGCTCTCCACCGGCGACGCAGCCGCCGTCGGCCAACCAGGAGCCGTCGGCCGGGTGGGCGCGGGTCTTGAAATAGCCGGTGTCCAACACCGTGACCCGGGTGGAGCCAGCGTCGAAGCGGGGCTCGAGGGCCAGCACCCGCACGATCTGGTTGACCAGGGGACGGCCCATCTCGTCGCCCAGCCAGGGCAGGCTGAGCAGGGCGGGGTCGCCCACCTCCAGCGGCAGGTTGACCAGGCCGGCCTCCTCGAAGCTGATCAGCCGCCGGGGAAAGCCCACCAGTCCCACCAGCCGGCCGCAGACGGTGCGGGCGGTGGCCGGATCGCGCACCCAGGGCAGCTCCAACAGGCGGGGCAAGAGGCCGTACAGCCCGATGCTGCGCTGGTCGCGGGCGTCCTGGCCGTCGTAGGCGGCGGCATAGGCCTTGTCGGCCCAGGAATAGGCGTAGTGGGCGGCGGCCAGGTTGCAAAGATCGTCCAGGTTGGCGGTGGCGCTCATGTCCCTGAGGTCGGCGGCGGAGAAGCTCGTCAGCAGGTCGCCGTCGGTCACCGCCCCGGCCCCGATGTCCAGGCTGAAGCGCAGCCGGCCCCGGCCGTCGCGCCAGGAGTTGCCCAGGAAACAGCCCAGCAACTCGGCCAGGACCTGGCCGACCTGGCGGGGACGCTCGACCACCCCGGCCGCGCGATAGCCCAGCCCAGCGGCCCGGGCCTGGGCGCGGCGGAAGCTGTTGGCGTCCAGGTCCGCGAGCGTGGCCCCGGCGGCGGTGAGCAGCAGGTCCCGGGCCAGGTCCAGGGGGTTGTCGATCAGTCCGCCGCCGGCGTCGGGCTTGCCCCGGCCCCGCACCGTGACCGGCTCGTTGGGCGGGGCGGCGAAGGTGGCGGTGGCGACGACGCCTTTATAGAGATAGTTGTGGGCCAGGTTGAGGCTATAGTCCGCGGGGTCGATGGGGCCGTTCTTGTCGTACAGGTGCACCGGCCCGGCCAGGGGATGGCCGGCCAGGGCGTAGACCAGGTTGAGGCTGTCGACGCAGATCGCCGTCCAGACCCCGGACGCGCCCTGGCCCAGGTCGCCGTAGACCAGGGGCAGGTAGTCGGTGGGGCGCTTGGGCGCGGGGTAGATCAGCGCCGAGGCCAGGCTCAGATTGGCGTCCAGGTCCAGCATCAGGCCGCCCGCAGGGTGAGGGTGACGGTGTCCGGGGTGAGGCTGTAGCTGGCCACCTTGCCCCGGAAAAGGTTGAGGAACTCGCGCAGGGGCACTTCGGGGAGATAGCCCACGGTCAGCTCGCCCCGGGCGCCCAGCAGATGCTCCACCGCCTCCAGGCGGGTGAAGGGCCGCGCCGTCTCTCCGGGCGGGCCCTGGGGGCTGTTGCTGAGGGTGACGCTGAGGGTGGCGGCCTCGCTGGCCCCCAGACTGGCCAGGAACTGCCCGCGCACCGGCAGCAGGGAGGCTCGGGGGGCGCCGAAGGAGAGCACCCGGGCCGCCCGCTCCAGGGCCGGCAGGCCGTTGTAACCGGCCAGCGACGCCCCGTCGGCCAGCCAGGTGCCGTCGGCCCGGGGCGCGGCCTTGAGGCTGTCCGCGTCCTCGGCCGGCAGCCGGTTGGAATACACCCGCACCCCGAAGGCGTTGCTCAGGGTGAACAGCACCACCGGGGCGCGGTTGCGCTGGCGGCGGGCGCGGTGGAAAGCCTGGCTCAGCTCGTACATCGCTACCTCCGCACCAGGGGGGAGTCGGCGCTGTAGCGGCCCCGGGTCAGGTCGTAAAGCTTGGCCTCCAGCAGCCGGGCCAGGTCGTTGAGCGCCTCCCCGCTGGTGAACACCCCACCGTCCACGCTCACCAGGGGCGCGTTGATCTGGATCAAAGTCCCGCCGTCCGTCGCTGGCAGCCGGCCACGGTTGGCATCCTCCATGAATTCCAGCCCCAGGGCGCTGACCGCCTCGCGGCGCATCACAAACTCCCCGCGCTGAAGGATGGCCGGCACTTCGTCGGGAGCCAGGCGGGTGACCAAAGAGCCGGCGTGATAACGTCGGGGGGGCACTTCACCGCCCCGATGCAGCACCACTCCTCCACTGTGGTAGGAGCTGGAATCGTCCGTCAGGTGCCGCTCCCGGTAGTTGACGGTGACGTCCTTGCTGGAGGGTATGGAGTCCAACTTGTCGATCAGACGCTGCACCGCGTCCACGATCTTGCTGACAGCCTCTTCGTTGCTTTCCCATTTGGTCTTCTGGAGCCCGAGGTCCTTGGCCAGCTCGCGGCCTTCCTCGATCAGGGCGCGGGTCTTTTCGGCCCCCAGGTCGCTGGCCTGGTTGAGCAGCTGTTGTATCTCGGTCAGGCGCTGGCGCTTGGCAGTCAGCTCCTGGACGTTGCCGCTCTCGGTGAGCAGCAGCTCGATAAGCTGCTCCTTGCTCTGGGCGTCCAGGTCCTGGGTGTAGAGCAGGGCGTCCTGAGTGGCCTTGAGCGCCTTTTGGCTGGCGCTCAGGTTGTCTGCCCCGGCGGCCAGCTCCATCTGCTTCTGGGCTTGAATGGCCGCGGCCGGGGTCAGTCGCTCTTGCAACACCGTGGCCAACTCGTCGGCGCTGAGGGTGGAGAGGTCCAATCCCTCCAGCACCCCGCGCAGGGCGAAGGCGAAAGGCCCCAGGGACTCCTCGGCCTCGGCCACCGCCTCGGCCAACTCGCGGATCACCTCCGGGTCGGCGTCGGCCAGGGCCTGGTCGTCGAAACCGCCCAAACCGGCCACCCGCCAGAAATCCTGGTCGCCCAGGCGACCCAGCTTCAGGCCCCGTTCGGGATCGGCCTGCCACCAACTGGTCTGCCCGGCGGCGGCCACCTGCTTGTAGACTTGATCCAGTTCCTCGCGGTTGCCCGCTCCCAGGCTGTATTGGTGGTAGAGGTCGTTGAGAGTCAGGCTGTCCGCCCCGCCCTGCAGGAGCTTTTGCAGGTTGGCGGCATAGTGTTTTGGGGCGTCATTGGTCTCCTCGCCGAAGAGCCCGCCCAACAGGCCACCCGCGCCGCCGCCCACCAACGCCCCCAGGAACGGCGCGATGGGGGCCAAGGGAGTGGCGGCCAGGGCCATCGTGGCCAGCATGGACCCGCCGATGGAGCCGGCCGCGCCGCCGGCCGCGCCCACCAACTGGGCGGTGGTGCCCTTGCCTTGGTTCATCATCCAGCCGCCCAGCGCGCCCCCCACTCCGGCCAGGGTGGTGCCGCCCCAGGTCATGCCGCCGAAGCTGGGCTGGGACCACCATCCGCCGTTGCCCCAAGCGCTGGGGCTAACCCCGGCCCACTCCCCGCCAGCGTAGATGCTGTTGGTGGCAGCGGGGGAGGCTCCGGCCAGGTAGCCGCCGGAACCGTTGAGCCACAGGGCTTGCGCGGGGTTCAGGGACACCGCGGCGGCGGGGTTGTTCCACCAGTTCCAGGCGGCCTTGCCCAGGCTGGCCGCATCGCCCAGGTCAAGGCCTGCGGCCGATCCGCCTGCGGCGCTATTGCCGCCGCCGATCACCCCGCCGAAAAAGGGAAGGTAGCTGCCGCCGCTGAACAGGCGGGCGAAGTTGGCGCTGCCCCAGATCACCAGCATCTGGCTGAAGGCCTGGGCGGCCAGGTTGACCACGTTGTTGAAGACCGCGTCGGCCGCTTCCTCGATGCTCTTGAACTCGCCCTTGAGGCCCCGGGCCAGGTCCCGGGCGGCCATGTCCTGGATGTTCTTGAAGCTGTTGGCGGTCAGCTCCTCCATGTGCTTGGCGCCGTCGGCCCAATCCGCCAGCACCCCTTCCCAGGATCGCCGGTGCTGCCGTCGCCAGCTCTCGTCGGCCTTGGCCAGAATCTTGTTGCGGTCGACATTGTAGAGCCGGTCGACCTCGTCCCGCTCCTTCTCGTAGAAGCTCACCGCGAAGTCGTAGTTGCCGGCCGCGTAGTCCTCCAGGGCCTTGTAGTATTTAGCGAACTCGTTTTGCAGGTGGGCCAGCTGGCGCTCCACCTCGCCGCCGCCCTTTTCCCGCAGGCTGACTTTGGCGTCCTCCCACTTGGAGGCCAGGTCGAACTCCTCCTTGGCCAGCTTTTCCGCCGCTCGCTTGCGACGTTCCAACTCGCGTTCGTGGGCCTCAGTCTCCCGCTTCAGGCTGGGTTCCAGGATGCGGGCGCGCTCCACCTCGTGCACCCGGCGCAGGTAGGCCAGGTCCTTCTCGTAAAAACCCACCGCGTAGTCATAGGAGAGAGAGGCCTTGTCGGCCAGCGCGTCGTAATACTTTTGGTATTCCTCGTCGAGCTTGCGCAGCTTTTTCTGCACGTCGGTAAGCTCGCGCTTGCCCAACTCGGAAAGAGCCTCTGCCGCGCGGTGGGCGGCCGCTTCTTGATCCTGGCCCAAACCCCGCAGGGCGTCGCCAGTGGCCGCCGCCGCCACCTGGGCGGCCTGGTTGATCTTAGCCAGGGCCTGGGCCGGGGCGTCGCCCACCTTGCCGCCAGCGGCCGCGATCGCCTCCAGCAGGCCGCCGATGGACTTCTGGATCGCCTCGGCGTCGGCTGCCAGTTCGGGTGATTTGAGCCGAAACTCGGCCATCCGCTGATAGTCGGAAAGAAGAGCGGAGACGCGCTTGGAGAGATTCACCAAGGTCTCCTCGACCCCCTTTCCGAAGACACCGGGCGTCTCCCGCAGACGATTAAGCTGATCCCACTCCAGGCGCAAGCCGGCGATCTTGGTTTTAAGCGCTTCGAGCCCTTCCAAGTCCTTTTGCACCTGTTTTTGGCGGTCAGCTTCCGCCTCCTGTCGCCGCAGGCTCAAATATTGGGCCAGGGTGACGTTGAGCTGGGTCAGGGATTCGCGGGTGCCGTCATAATTGAGCTTGAGGTCGGGAATCAGCCGGTTCACCGCCTCGATGGCCTCGCGCTCCTTGGTCCGGCTGCCGTTGGCCTCGGAAAGGCGTTGGTTCAGTTCCGCCACCGCCTTTTCCATGCGCTCCAGCTCGGCATTGCTCTTGTCGACCTCCTGCCAGCCGCGCTTGGATTCCAGGTAGAAGCGGCGGACCCGCTCCTCGGCGCTCTCGAAGACGTTGCCCAACGCCACGGTGGCGGTGACCGCCAGGCCGATGCCGGCCGCCACGGCGGTGAAGGGGTGGGCCTGGATCAGGGGCCAGAGCTTTTGGGTCAGGTTGAGGGTGTTGTTGAGCCCGCCGGCGGCCTGCCAGACCTCGGCGTGATAGACCGCCCAGACCCCCGCGCCGGAGGCCGCGGCCGTGGCCAGCACGTTGGCGTTCTCGGCCGCCCAGCCCAGGGCCTTGACCACCGTGGTCAGCTTGCCGCCCAGGCTCTCGGCCCAGTCTTCCAGGACGCCTTCTTCCTCCAGCTGCCCCAGCACGTCCAGGAAATGGCGGGCCTGGCCCTCCAGCTCCTGGAAGACACCGCCCTTCTCCATCGTCTGCTTGGCGAAGGACTGCCAGTAAAAGCCCATCTGCTGCGTCATGCCGGTCCAGGTGCCCAGCATGCGGCTCACCGCCCCGCCGTGTTCGCGCTCCATCTCGCGGAACATGGCGTTCAGGGCGGTCTTGGCGTCCAGGGCGCCGCTCTCCACCAGCTTGGTGAATTCGGCCATGCTCAGGCCCAGGCCCCGGGCCATGAGCTGGGCCGCGTCCGGGATGGCCTCGGAGAGCTGCTGCCTGATCTCCTCGAGGCTGGCCACGCCCTTGCCGGCGATCTGCTGAATGGCGATGGTGGCCCGGTCCAATTGGGCCGAGGTTCCGCCGAAGGCCGCCACGCTGTCGGTGAGGGCCTTCATGGCCCGGTCCACGTCGCCCACCGCGCCGCGCACCGTCTCCAGGCGCACCTGGGCGGTCTTGATCTGCTCGAAGCCAAAGACCTTGGCGTAGTCCTTGGCCAGCAGGGTGTCGATCTGGCGGCCGGCGGCGTCCGCGCCGTAGCCCAGGCCCTCCAGGGTTTTACGGGCGCTCTCGGCTCCAGCGGCCACGCCGATGAACTGCTTGCCCACCGTGGCCAGGCTCAGACCGGCCAGGGCGCCGGACAGCCAACCCAGGGTGGAGCCCAGGCCCAGGAACTGGCGGTCCACGCCGGCGGTGGTGCGGCCCACCTCCTCCACCGCGCGGTCGAAGTCCTTGAGGGTCGCCACCCCCTTGGACGCGTCGACTTCCAGCCAGATCTGAATCTTGTCAGCCATCAGCGCTTGCCCTTGGCCTCCAGCTCTTCCCGGCGCAACTTCACCAACTCGTCATGGATGGCCGACCACAGGCGGGTCAGCCGTTCGGCGCGCGCGCGCGGCAGCCTGATCGGCGGGGCCGCGACCCCGTAGTCGGCCCGCAGACCGTTGAAGCGTTGGCAGTAGGAGTTCCAGGCCAGCCGAGCGAATTCGCTCAGCCCGCCCCAGAACTCCGGCAAGGGACAGAGCTTGCACATGGGTTTGCCTTCGCCTCGCTTCTGATGGTCCCGGCAGGCGGCGCAACTCAGTTGAGCGCCGGAGCCGGCCCGGAAGCGGGCGAAGGCGCGGAGTTTCCCTCCTCCTCCGCCCCCGCCTCGTCGCCCTGGGTGTTGGGCATCATGGCCCGGGCGATGAGGGCCTGCTTCAAGGCCAGGGGGAGCATGCGCTTGGTGCGAGCGTCGCAGGGCGCGGCCCGGCCGGTGGTGGGGTCGCCCACACCCTCCCAGTCCAGCAGGATGTAGTCGAACTTGGCCTCTGCGATGGCCGCGTTGGCCTGGGCCACCGCCTTGGCGTTGGCCTTGGCCCCTACCACGTGGGCCAGGCGAATCTCCAGCTCCTTGCCGTCGGGCATCCGCCGCACCCAGAAGATGGCCTTGCCCAGGCGCACCGGAATGCGTTCGTCCTCGGCGATGATTTCGATGTCGAAAACCGGCGTCGCGTCGCTCATGGCTCTACTCCCTGCGCCAACCGGCTTAGGCCAGTGGGCTGGTGGTCTGCTTGTTGATGATCGTGGCCCGGATGGGCATGGTCAGCTCGGTCATGCCGGCCGGGGCCGCGTCGGGCTTGAGCACCTCGTAGGTCAGGGACAGGGGCAACTTGGCCCCGCGATCGATGTTGGGGCCGTCGGTGCTGGTCAGGCGCAGGTGGGGCAGCTCCAGCTTGAAGCTGTAGCTGAAGGCCCCGTCGCAGACCGGGCCGGTGAAGGTGACATCGGCCTTCTTGGCCGTGCCCGCCATCAGCTCGCCCAGCCAGGTGTCGCTGACGTATTCGCCCAGCTTCAGGGTCAGGGTGATGTTGGGGAAGCCATCACTGGTGGGCTCGGCGATCTTGTCCCCTCCGCCGGCCAGATAGTCGGGCTTCAGCAGGCGGTCGCAAGCCAGGCTGAACTCCACCGGGCCGTTTTTGCCCTTCAACTCGTCGCTCCCAGACAAGGCGACGCCGGACTGATCGTTCATCCGCCACAGGCCGGCGCTGGCCAGCACCCGCGGGGTGGGAGCGGGGTTCACGGCGGCGATGGTGGTCAGGTTGTTGACGCCGGCGCCGGTGTTGATGTTCATGGTGTCGCAGAGCAGGCTGGCGTTCAGCGTCACCTCTTTGCCCAGCTGGCCGGCCAGAGTGAGCTTGGCCACCTTGGCCGCCGGATACTCGTGCACGCCATAGCCCCGGAACAGGGCCAGGGTGGCGAAGAGGCCATTGACGCTGGCCGCCCAGGTGAGCTGGTGCTGATAGGCGGCGGTGGCCCCCTGCACCTCGGGTGCGGCGGCGCTGCCCAGCATCATGGCCAGGAGCAACAGATCCTCGTAGCGCAGGTAGGCGTTCAGGTCGCCGCCGCTGGTGATAAGCCCCTGATCGATCTGGCCGGGGAAGCTCTGACCGGCGCTGTCATCCTTCAACGATTCGCGGCTCCAGTTGATCTTCTCGTTGGTGATCAGCAGGCCGTCGCCGGCCCCGCAGGCCACCGGCGTTCCCCAGGCCGCAGCCTTCTTCAGCCCGATCTTGGTTTCCGCTCCGTAGCTCATGTTCTCCCTCCAGGGCCGCTACCGCGCGGCCTCGTAATTGATGGTCACCGCCAGATCGAAGCCGGCCAGACCGTCCAGCTCCAGGTAGCCCGCCTCGCCCAGAATGGTGGAGGCCCACCAGGGGTTGAGGGTCGGGTCCTGGAGCACCCGGCAGACCGCGTCCTCCAGTTGGTGCACCGCCTGGCAGTCGCCCTCGGCCGGGCAGGCCGCGAAACCCCACACTCCCAGCCCCAGGCCGCACTCGCAGACGCCGCCGGCCTGGGGCTGGGACTGGAGGTTCTCACGATAAAAACCCACCGCCGGCAGAGGCCGGAGGTCGCGGGGGTTGCGCTGGCCCCGCAGCACCTGGCGCACGGTGAGGGGATGGCCGTTGGCCTGGCTGATGGAGGCCAGGCAGGCCCGCACCGCGGCCAGGATGTCCACCTGTCCGCTCACACCAGGCCCTCCACCCGCAGGGCCGCGGGAAGGTGCTCATCGCGCAGCTTGTCCGCGCCGAACTCCAGAGCCGGGCGCAGGTAAGGCCGGGCCGGGACCCGGCTGCCGGGGTGGCGCACCAGGCGGGCGAAGACCATCCGGCCGCCGGCGGCGAAACGCAGGGCGCGGCCGCGCCGGGGTCTGATCTCGTGGGGCCGGGTGACGCCGCCGAACTCGTGGATGGCCGCATAGACCATCCCTGCGTGGAGCACGCCCAAAAAGCGCAGGCCTTCGTCGCGCAGCTCCCAGCCGATGCTGCCCCGCAGGCCGGCCTCGCCGTGGCGGCTGGTGAGCCGGCCCGGCCCGCCGCCCATGCCAACCGCACGGGCGTGGTCGCGGGCGTCGTTCAGGGTCCAGGCCAGGGCCGCGCCCACCGCCCGCGCCAATCGCTCGGGCTGGCGACGCAGACGGGCCAGGTCCGAAGGGTCGAAGATCACCCGCCCAGCGATCACGCGAACACCGCCTTGCGATAGCGGTCCAGGACCGCGCGCACCGCCACAGGCAGCGCACCACTCTCGAAGGAGCGAGTGCCCAGGCCGTCGGGCAGGGCCTCGCTCCTCAGCCCCAGGCGTTTGCCGCCCAGGTTGCCAGCCAGATGGCTGTCCAACACCTTGGCCGCCGCCCACTCCACCGCCGCCTGGGCCAGGTCGGCCGGGGCGGTTTCGTAGCCAGCCCGGTAGGCCACGGCCACGTTTCCCAGGCCGGGGGTGAAGACCCCGCCCACCAGGCTGACCATGCCGGAGCGGCGGTTGAGCACCCAACCCGGCGAGACCCCGGAGGCCGGGGCCAGCGCCAGGCCGTTGAGGCTCAATCCGGTCAGGCTCTGCACCGGGTATTGGGGCAGGGCCAGCGTCTCGCCTCCGTCGCCGTCAAACACGGCATTGTCCGGGTCGTAGGCCGGGTCGGCCGGGTCCGGAGAGTAGTCGCGGGCCATGAGCGCCCGGCCGGTGTGGGACTCGACCCTGGCGCTCACCGCCTCGATGATCCCCTCCAGCGCGGAGTCGTAGTCGGCAACCTCCAGGCCCAGGTAGGCCTTGAGGGCCTGGAGGCTGCACAGGGCGCGGTCGGACAGGGCCACGGCCGCCCCCTACTTGCGGACCTTGGCGGCCTTGGCGGCCGCGTTCTCGGGCGGGGCGGCGGCGGCTTCGCTTTCGGGCGGGGCGGCGGCGGCTTCGCTTTCGGGCGGGGCCGCCGGGGATTCGGCCTCCGGCTGCGCCGCGGGGGCGGGCTCGGGGTCGATGACCTTCAGCAGGCCCAGGCCGGCCCACTTTTCGGCCACCGCGGCGTCCAGGTGGGTCTCGGCCCCGGCCGCCAGGTCGTTGAAGCGCTTGAGCACCTTCACTCGCACGTCGGGCATTTTGAGGCTCCTTTCAGGAGCCCCGCCGGGGTCGCACCCCGGCGGGGCGGGTCTACTTGAAGGACCAGGTGAGATAATTCACGGCGCAGGCCGAGGTGCCGTCCACCTGGAGCAAAAGCGGGCTGTCCTTGGGGCCGGCGATCACCCCAAGGGGATTGCTCAGCTCCTTGGTGGCCGCGCCCACCGGTATCTCGGCGTCGGTGTTGGCGGCGGCCGCCGCCAGCAGCATGACCCGGTCGCCAACCTCGCCGTAGCCGGAAGCCAGGGCGGTGGACAGGGTCAGGCTCTCCCCGGCGGTCACCGCCGAAACCGTGCGCCAGATCACCCGGCCGTCCGGTTTGGCGACGGCGATGAGGTTGTCGGCGGCGAAACCGGTGGTGGCGGCCACGTTGAGGGTGGTGGAGGCGCTGGCGGCGTCCACCGTCGTCTCCAGGCCGTCGGCCCAGTAGACCGCCAGCTTGCTGCCGGCCTTGTCGCTGGTGGCGTTGAAGGCCTGCACCACGGCGCGGGCGTTGGCGTCGCCGGGCAGGATCACCGCGGCGGCCGTGGTGCCGGTGGCGTGGGCGGTCAGCGCCCCGCTCCAGGCCAGGGCCGCGGCGGCGCTCAGCGCCGAAATGATCAGGGCCGCGATCAGGACCAGGGTGGTCCGCTTGTTCTTGCGCTCTCGCATGGCTTGCTCCTCTCGCCGCCCCCGGGACACGCGATCCCAGGGGCGATCAGGGTTGGTTAGTGGGTCGGCACGCCTTCCAGCAGGGCGAAGCGCGCCTCGTCGCTGACGGTGAAGCCCAGGCGGGCCAGGGCGATGAAGGCGGTCTGGTTGTGGCTGATGTAGGGCTCGCTGCGGTCGATCACCTTGACCGCGATGCCCTGGCGCTGGCCCACGTAGGCGCTGCCGGCGAAGTCTCCGGCGAAGAGCTGGGTCTGCTTGTTGTCCGCGCCCAGGGTGGTCTGCACGTTGCCGTTGCGGATGAAGGGCTCGCCCCAGACGCTGGGGACCTTGGGCAGGCCGGAGCCGGTCTCCGACGGCGCGCGGTAGATGTAGTTCCCGTCGCTGTCCTTGAGCTTCATGATGACCTTCTCCGCCTTGGTGTGGCCCACGATGGGCACCTGGGTCACCTCGGGCGCGTTCTCGTAGACCTTGAAGATCAGGTCGGCCAGGTCGTCGAAGTTGAACTCGGCCCCGGCCGCCAGGCGGTTGGTGACGATGCGGTTGGCCAGGCCCTTGACCGGATCGGTGGCGCTGACGGACACGCCCTGGCCGCGCAGGATGGCCACGTCGAAGGCCTTGTTGATGGCCTTGGCGAAAAGCCCCCGGATCACCGCGTCCACGCCGGGGTCGCTGTCGTCCAGGAGCTGGTTGCTCAGCACCACCCGCACGCCCAGCACGTAGGCGTTCAGGGCCACCTGGCCGAAGGTGGGGTCGCTGGAGGGCACCCGGCCGCCGGCCTGGGTGTAACCGCTGGGATCGACGGCGCTCTTGTCCTCGGTGGCCTCGGGAATCCAGTAGGCCGTCACCCCGCCGGCCAGGGTGGGGAAGGTGAGCTGGCCGCTGCGCATGGGCACCTGAGTGCACAGCCGCGCCACGCTGGGCAGCTCGCTGGTCAGGTCGACGATCTGGCGGCTTTCCTCGGTGGGCACCAGGTAGGCCCCGGAAGTGTCGCTGCCGGCGTAGAGGGCCTTGAGCACCGCGCCCTCGGGCTTGAGGTGCTTGGGGTGCTGGCCGTTGCTGATCCGCTTGACCTCGCCCAAGAGCTGGCTGAAGGTCAGCTTCTCGGCCGGCTCCTCGCCGGCGGGGTCGTCGCCGACGCGCACGGCCTTGGAAGGCAGGGCCCTGAGGTGCGGCTCCAGGGCCTTGTCCACCAGGCCCTTGAGCGTCTCCTCGTTGAGCGCCTTGCCCACCGCCTCCTCGATGATCGGAATAAGCTCCTTGGTCTCCATCAAACGCCTCCTTAAGCGTCCACCTTGCCCAGGTGGTGGTTGATCCGCTTGGTAACGGCCTTGTCCAGCGCCGCGCCCAGGGCCTGGGGCAGGGCCTCGGCCAGCGCGCGGGTGATGAGTTGGGGGTCGGGGGCCGGCGTCTCGGCCGGCGGCGGGTCGGCGGGGGGCTCCCCGCTCGGCTGGGGGTTGGGGGCGGTCAATGCCTTTTCCAGGCGGTCCAGGCGGCGGGCGATCTCCTCCAGCGACTTGGCCGTCTCCGGGCCGAAACCGCCCATGCCCAGGCGCACCAGGGCCTCGGGGTTCATGGGCACCGTCACCAGGCTGATCTCCCACAGCTCCTGCTTGATGTACTCGCGGCCGTAGCCCTCGCGGTCCTTGCTCTCGATGGGGTCGAAGCCCACGCTGAAGGCCCGCAGGTAGCCGCCCTTGATCAGCCGGTAGATGGTGTCGCCGAAGGGATACTCGTCGACGGTGGGGAACTGGGCCTCGAACATCAGGGCCGGCCCTTCCGTCCAGACCCGCACCGCCTTGGCCACCGGCGGGGCGCTGTAGTCGTGGCCCCAGACGATGACCGGGTTCTTCATGAAGTTGCCGAGCGACCAGCCGTCGGCCCGGATCACGTCGTTGGCCCGGTCGGGGCTCTCGGTGCTGGCCACGGCCACGATGGTGCGCCGGTCCTCCTCCAGCGCCTTGATCTCAGCCGCCACGATCTTGCGCACCAGCTCAGGCATGGCACTCCTCCTGGGTGTAGGCCCGCGCCGGGGCCATGATGACCGACGCTTCCGGGCTGATCGCCTTGGCCGAGGGAGCCGGGCGGTAGACCAGGTAGCAGCGGCAGTTGATATCTTCGGCGGCACAACCCGAGTGACCGGGCACCTGACAAGTGCAGCCGCCCACCGCGAACCGGGCCTCCAGGGCGATGCCCTTGCCCTCGCCGTAGCGGGTGGCGGCCGCCGCGTGGGTCGGACGCGCCCCCGGCTCGCTGCGCCATTCCTTGACAAAGGGAGCGCCGCTCTGGACCAGTCCCTCGTGATAGCCCAGGCGGCGGGCGTTGCTGACCTCGGTGCGGGCGATGGTCTCAGCCCGCTCCCGCTCGCACCACCCGAAGACCTCCTCCACGCGCCGTGTCGCTTGGTCAAAGCCCTCGCCGGACTTCACCGCCTCCACCAGCGCATGGCGCAGGCGGTCGCGGGTGTGGTCATTGACCTTGGCTGCGGTGGCGGCGTTGGACTCCAGCCAATCCAGCACCCGCTGGTCGCGCAGGTTGAAGCTGATGCCGAAGCCAAAGGCGGCCAGAGACGCCTGCCCTCCCTCCTGGATCACCCAGGGCAGGGTCCGCTCCCAGACCTCATGGGTCAGCTCCTCGCCCCAGGCGTCCCAATCGGCCAGCACCAGCTCCACCTCGGCCAGGCCCTTCTGCACCTCGGACCGGACCTTGGCCCGGCCCCAGCCGGCCAGCTTGCCCTCCAGGCGCGGCCAGAGGGAGCGCAGCCGGCCCAGCGTCACCGCAGCCTGGCGCTGAAAAACCACCACCAGCCGTCCCTGCATCAGGGCTGTCCAGGGATCCACCTGGGCCGCGAAGTCGTTGAGCCACAGGGCCTCGTCCTCCGCCGCGCCCTTAACCGCCGGCGGCCGCGCGCCCAGCTTCTCCGCCCCGCCTCGGTCGCCCCGCGCCACGCCCGCGCCCAGGGGCACCATGTTGGCCGGCAGGCGCGGCACATCCCCGCCCGGCACAGGCTCCAGGCCGTCCTCGGCCCGCACCTCGTTGACGGTGGCCGCACCGTGGTCCAGCCGCTCCATCGCGGCCTTGTGCTCGAACTCGCGGTCCTTGGGCACCTCGTGGTGCAGCTCGCACCACAGGTCGGCGTCGTAGCGGGCCGCCAGGGCGGTGAGCGCCGCCGTCCAGCGCCGGGCGCGCGGGTGCAGGCTCTCGCGGTGGTAGGTGGTGTCCAGCTCCTGCATATTCGCCCGGTTCACGTCCTTGACCAGGCCCAGCTTGCCGGCTGGAACCCCGAAGGCCGCCAGGACCAGGTCCTGGCTCCAGCCGGCCAGGGCCATGAACTCCGCGTCCCGGCTGCTGACGGTCAGGGGCTTGGGCTCCAGGCCGGCTCCCAGCACCACCACATCGCCAGCCCGCTCCGGCCCGCCGAAGCTGGCCTTCCAGCGGGCCTTGGCCCGGCCGGCCTCCTCCTCGGTCAGGTGCTGGTCGCTTTTCAGCACCACGTCCGGGCGGGCCGAGTTTTGCAGCAGGTTGCGGTGGTACACGCTGAATGCCAGGGACACGTCGTAGGCATAGGCCTGGGCCTGCACCGTGGAGGCGCCGTAGACCATGCTCTCGGGATGGGGCAGGCGCAGGTAGATCACCTCGTCCGGGTCCAGCACCCGCTCGCGGCCGTCCTCACCCCGGAAGGCGAAGCCCTTGATGATCTCGCTGGAGTCGCGGCCGGTGACGATGCGAATCAGGTGCTGGGGGAACAGTGGCCACAGCTCGGCCGGCCGGCCCAGGCGGTTGGGCACCACCAGCCAGAAGGCCATGCCGGTCAGCTCCAAGTGGGCCTGGGAAAGCCGCACCAGGTCGAAGCCGCTGAACAGGGGGTTGGGCCGGTCCAGGAGGTCCAGGAGGGGGTGGTCGCCCACCTCGGCCCAGTCGTCACGCCGCCGGCCCCGGCGCTTATAGAGCCGCGCCTCCAGACCGGCCACGTCCTCGCTGACCCGGTTGACGCAGGTGGCCACCAGGCCTTGGTAGGCCTGGACCTGGCGGGCGCGGCTGCCCAGGTTGGAGCGGCCGATGAAGCCCGGCCCCATGTCCACCGAGGTCAGGACCGGCGCCGCCTTGAGCACCGCCCGTCCCACCAGGCGTAAGGCCCAATCGCGCAGTCGCGTTGCTCCCATGCCGCTCACCAGATTTGCAGCCCGCCGCCGCGCAGCAGCGCCACCGCCCCCTCCAGGGCGTCGGGGCCGTCGTCATGCACGGTCGGGCTGGGGAAGTAGATCAGCTGCTCGATCAGCAGCCGCATGTCCGCGTCGCGGTGCTCCGGGGCCGGGAACCGCACCAGGCCCCGTTCCACCAGGGGGCTCAGGCCGGCCAGGCGGGTTTCCTTGCCCAGGCGGTGGGTGACGCCCCTGAGCGGCAGCACCAGTTGGTCCGCCACCGCCGCCTTGGCCAGATCGCCCAGAAGGAGCTTCTGGAACAGGTTGTCCTCGCAGCCGAAAATCGTATAGCCATAGCGGCGCTGGCGGGTCAGGACCGCTTGGTAGACCTGATCCAGGCTGGCTCGCCGGATGTAGGCGTCCAGCACGTAGAACACCTGTTCCGCCGGGTCCAGGCCCACGCTGACCACCGCCTTGTAGTCGGCGCTCTCGCCGGTGCCGATGCTGGGGTCCAGGAAGCCCACCGTCACCAGATTGCGGTCGCGCAAATCGTCCGGCGACCAGGTCTGGAGCCACTCCTCGCGGAACAGACCCTCCTCGTCGCGGGGATCGTTCATCTTCTCGCGGTTGAACTGCACGCTGCCCATGCGAGCGCGCTGGGCCAGGATCACCGGCGTGGGCCAGTAGGCCGGCCACAGGCTCTCGCCCTCCGGACTCAGGGCGCGGTAGACCCGCCGCACCCAACCCCGCCAGGGCTCCTCCGGGCTGTGGATCATGGTAGCCAGGGCCGAACGCCGGCTCAGGATGGTGCCGATGACGAACAGGCTGCCGTCGGGGTTCAGGGCCGGATAGACCGTGCCCAGCACCCACTCCAAGAGGTCCTTGACCCGGCGGGGGTTCTTGACGCTTCTGTCGCTTTCCAGATCGTCCAGCAACGCCAGGTCCGGCCGGCGAGCGCGGTGCTTGAGCCCCCGGAACATCTGCCCCGCGCCGCGGGCCAGCACGCGGCAGCCCCGCCCGCCGTCCAGGGCCAGGTCGGCCTTTTTGGCCGATTCCAGGCGGCGGCCGTAGTCGTAGAGCACGCGGGGGTTGTCAATCAGCTCAGCCGCGATGCCGGCCACGGTGTCCTCGGCCAGGTCCTTGGTCTCCGAGCCCAGCACCGCGAAGTTGCGGCGGTTTTCCAGGGCCTGCCAGAGCACGTAGGCCGTGCCCACGATGGTGGACTTGGCGAAGCCGCGCGGGGCCGCCACCGCCACCGGGGTCACCGCCTCGCCCGCCGACGGGTCCGGCCGCCAGTCGATCAGCTCCACCAGCTCGCGGTGGAAATCGGCCGGCTCGGCCGTGAAGTAGTGGGGAAGGTAGGTGGCGCAGAAGAAGAAAAAGTCCCGGCCGGCGCGGGCGCGGCGTTCCTGCCTGGCCTTGGCCGAACGGTCGCGGAAGGGGCTCACCAGGTCCTGAGCCCACAGTGCGAGCTCGGCCACCTTGCGGTCGAAGGCCAGCTCGGTCAGCTGGGGGCGGCCACGCATGGACATCACGCGGCCTCCGCGTAGCGGGCTTTGAGGGCTTGGCCCAGGGCGGGGATGTGGGGCTGGACAAACTCCAGGGCTGCCGGGTCCAGTTCCGCCAGGGTGCTCACCACCAGCTCCAGCATCTCCAGGGCCAGGGCGGGTTTGTCCACCTGTTGCACCTTGCCGCGCTGCTGGGCCAGGAGCGAGCGGATCAGGCCGTCGATCTTGACCAGCAGGTTGACGCCCTCGGCGAACTCCACCTGGTCGTCGGCCAACTTGGTCTGGATTTGTCCCCGCAGAGCCTGGTAGCTGGCCAGCATGTTGACCACCGCCGCCTCGGCGTCGGCCAGGGCCGCGACCTTGGCCGCTTCACCCACCGCCCCGGCCCGCACCTGGTCCCAGCCGCCCTCGTCGCGCCAGCGCCGCAGCGTCTCCACGGAGTAGCTGGCGTAGCCGCGCCGGCGCATCTCCTGGGCCACCTGCTCCAGGTCACCCAGAGAGACGTACAGTTCGCAAGCCTCGCGGCGTGCGGCCGGCGGGTACTTCTTGGGCATGGGCGCGGGGCTCCTAGCGCCCGACCTGGGCGCGGGCCTCCAGGGCCAACCGGTAGTCGGCCATGAGTTGCATGAAGTCCGTAAACAGGATTTCGGCGTCGGCCTCCTTGAGCTTGTCCAGCCCGCCCTGCACGAACTCGTTAAGGCTGTAGCTCAGGGAGTCCAGCTTGGCTCTGATCTGGACCTCACGCTCCTTGATGCGTTGTTCGATTTTGGTCCGCGCCAACAATTGCTGATCGCTCAGGTTCATTGCGACACCCTATTTAGCAGCCAGGTCACCAAGGCCCCACAGCCGCCCCCCAACACCGGACCCGCGATGAGCAGGGCCCCCACCAGCTTCCACTTAGCCGCTTCCAGAGAGCGCAAGCGCGTCTCGTGGTCGCCCAATTGCTTGTCCAGGCCGTGGCGGCAAGTGACGCAATCGCCGTCCTTGTGCCCCAGGGCCGCCACCAACCCGGCGAACTGCTCCCGGATGGCTTGCATGCCCAAATGCACCGCCGTCTGGAGGTTCTTGATCTGTCCCTCCAGGTCAGCCAATTTGCGGTTGAATTGCCCCCGCATCTGCTCCAGGGCCACGGCCGGATCGCCCATCGTCCCCCCCGTCAAATGAGCCGCAGGGCCAGGCAGGGCCAGCCCTGGGCGAGCATCCAGTCCTCAAGCTCCTGGGGCGTGCAGTCGCAGGAGCGTCCGCCCAGGTAGCCCGGCAGCACCGTGCGCAGCAGCGCGCACACCGCCTCGGAACAAATCCAGCGGCGGTCGGCCAGGGCCTGCAGCCAGGCCGGGTTGCCGGTGGCCGCTCGCAGGAGCTGGGCCGCGATGTCGCGCCAGCCGTAGGCCTCGCCCACGTGCACCACCGCCTCGGCCACCAGGGCGTTGCGCTCGGCCCGGCCGCCCGGCCAGGACCAGAAGCGCAGCACGCATCCGCGGTAGGCCTCCAGGCGCACCACGTCGTAGCGAGCGTCCTGGCTGGCGCAGCGCCCCGCGCCCAGATAGAGCATGGCGTGGCTGGCCCGGGCCGGACGGCCGGCAATCAGGCCGGACCAGCGGCGGATGCGCCAGGCCAAAAGCGACAGCAGCGGCCGACGCCAGGACCACGGCCGCTCCACCGTCACCACCATGCCGCGCACCAGGTCGGGCCAGCCCTGGGCCGCGTAGTCGGCCAGGCCCACGTCCGCCACCGGGACCTCGGCCGCCCCAGGCGCGCCAGGAGCCACGATTCCGGGTTGGGGGCTGTCAACACCCACACCAACGGCAGGAATCCCACCAGCGTGCAGCTGGGGGCCATCCTGGGCCGGGAACCCGCCCCAGTGGAGCCCGTCTTGGCTGCCCCCGGCCATCTACTGCGCCCCCTGGACGCTGTGGTCGTCGTTGCTGGTGGTGGTTGTGGTGGTGCTGGGCGTGTTGACCTGGCCCCCGGGCGATCCCACCTGGACCCCCGCCTGCTGGCTGGCGTTGATGGTGGTGACCGTGCCCCGCGCCGCGCCGAAGCCGGCCACGGCCACATTGGCCAGGCGGTCGGTGACAAATGCGCTCTGGGCGGCCATCGCCAGCACCGGTATCCAGTTGGCCCACTCGGAGCGGTACTGCCCGATCTGGCCGTTGTGGGGTGCGCGAACCTCCAGGGATGCCCCGGCCAGCAGATTGGCTACGGCGTAGGGCGTGGCCTGGCTGGGGTTAGTCAGGGCCGCCTGCATCCCCGCCTTGGCTTGATCCGGGAAGGTCAGCTTGAAAATCGGCTGGGAGGCGATCTGCGCGCCCATCAGCTGGGCCTGGTAATAGGCCGCCTCGTCGGTCAGCTCTTGCCTGGTGGTCAGGGGCTGGCCGTCGCCGCCCACCACCAACTGCCCCTGCTGGTTGAACACAGGAGTGTAGACGGTGTTTTTGGCGCTCAGGTAGGAGCAACCGCTCACGACCGCCAACATCGCGCCCAGCAATCCCAGGGCCAGCCAATAGCCCCAGTTGATCTTGATTCGCCGCATCACTGCACCCCCAGACCCAGGGCGGCCAGGACTTGCCGGACCGCGTCGCTCCAGGTGATCAAGCCGCCCGCCGCCGCCAGGGCCGCGCCGGCGACGCTGGTCATCAACGCCTTGTGGTTCTTGATCCAGGCGATCATGAGGGCCTCCTTCAGTACAGCCAGACCACGCCGCTCGGCTTGGCCGGGTGGTTGTCCACGTGCAAAAAGTCGCGGCCGATGCCGATCCGCTCCCAGCCCTGGGCCAGCAGCGCGCGCAAAAGGAGATAGCGCTCGCTCACGCTGACCACCGCGATGTCCAGGGCGTGGCCAGCCAAATGGCTGCTGGTGGGGCTGCCGCCTACCGCCGCGTTGTGGGCCGGGCAGCGCACGGCGCTGGTAATCCTGATCGGCCCCACCTGGTCGCGCAGGCGGTACAGCGACTCCATAAGGGCGGGGTCCATCCGCTCCATGCCCAGCCCGCAGCCGCAGCGGCAGCGGCAGCGGAATTCCTCGGGGCGAAAATGGCTACGCGCCACAGGACACCTCCAGCAGAAAGCGGCGGAGCTGGGCCGGAGAGGGCAGCGCCCCCACCCAGCGACGCAGCTCGCCTTGCGCGTCGTCGTGGAGCAGCAGCACCGGGAGCGCCTCCAGGTCCGCCGCGTCCAGCCAGGCCGCCTCGGCCAGGCCCTCCGGGGTGCCGACGTCCAGCTCGGTGACCGCGATTCCCATTTGCCGCAGCCAGCCCTTAACGGGGCGGGCCTCGGCGCAGGCGCTGCAACCGCCGCGGATGAGCAGTTGGGCGATCATGACGTGCGTCCTCGTTTGAGGGGGAAGGGGCCGGGGGCTCCGCTGCCCAGGCGTTGCCCCCGGCCGTGGGGGCGGGAGAGCAACCCGCGATCACCTGGTGCTAAGACACCACAGCGCGGGGAAATAGTCGGCCCCCAGCGTTTCCCTTTTTGAATTTTTCTAAGGAATTTTGGTCAGGAGATGCGTCCGATGAGGATTTGCCTGACCCGGCGGCGGGACAGCTTGAAGCGAGCGGCCAGGGCCTCGATGCTCCAGCCCTCGTCGAACAGACGGCGAATCTCGGCGTCGCGGTCGGGCCGGACCAGGGCGGCCCGGCAGGGGAACTTGACCACCTGGCCGGCCAGGCGCAGGCCGATCCGCCGGGCGGCGTCGGGGCCGACCAGGGCGGCGATCTCGGCCAGGATGCCGGGCAGGTCGCTCACGCGCTCCTCCGACGCCGGCGGCGGGGGGCGCGGCCCTCCAGCTCGTCGATCAGCTCCCCGGCCTCGCGGCGGGTCAGGAGGCTGACGCTGGGCTTCATCTTCCCGTTCTTCGCGCGCTTGGCCCGGGGGAAGCGCGCGGCGATCTGGGCGTAGAGCCAGTCCTGGTCGCAATGCGGGTGGGCGGCCAGCGCCGCCCACAGGCGCTTGTTCTGGGCCGGGGTGATGCGCTGGCCGTTGCGCTGCCGCGCGATCAGCTCGGCCTTCTTGGCCTTCAGGACGCGCAACACCGCCTGGTAGTCGCTGGGCGGCCACAGCCCGGGGTCGGCCTGCTCCACCACTCCCCGCAGCCAGGTGGCGTGATCCCGGATCGGCTCGGACCCCAGCGCCCGCAACAGGCTGGCGATCTCCTCCACCACCGCCGCGATGACCGACTCCTGGCCGGGGCTGGGCAGGACCTCCAGCTGCGGCCACAGGGCCGCCCACAGCGGGTGGCGCTGGCCGCGCCCCCAGGGCCCCCGGATGATCTTGGTGGCCATCAGGCGGCCTCGGCCCGGCTGCCCTGACGAGCGCGCGCCACCGCGGCCTGGGCCTGGGCCAGCGCGGCCTCGGCTTCCTCCAACACCGTGGCGCGCACGAACAGACCGCCGAACTGCTCGGCCAGGTCCTCGATCTCGCGCGCGTAGCGATCGGGGTCGGCCTGGTAAATTTCCAGGGCCTTTTTCACCTGGCCCAGGCTGGCCGGACCGCCACCCGCCCCCAGGCGCTCGCCCAGCACCCGGTGGATTTCCACCGGGGTCTTGCCCGGCAGGTCCAACGTCAGCTGCACCATCCCCTCGGTGAGAATCTCGGCCGCGCCTTGCAGGGAGCTGACCTTGCGCATGCCCGTGCGCACCCGCCGCAGTTGGGGTCCCACCGCCCGCTCCACCTCCTCGCGGGTCAGGCCCAGGCGGTAGCCGCCCTTGACGCCCGGCAGGGGGGCCACCGGGATGGCGTGGAACTCGATCAGGTGGTTCACCAACGTGCGCAGGTTACGGGTGGCCCGCGAGGGAGTCGGCTTTTGGCCGGCATACTCAAACAGGCCCAGGGCCTCGGCCAACTCCTCGGCCGGCAGGAATTCGCCGGGAAACTCCCGGCTGAAATCCCCCAGCACCGCCACCACGCGGCGCTCCCACTTGGTCAACTCCGGGCGGTGTAGAATCTTCACCGGAGACTCGCCCGGCTGGCCGTAGATCTCCTGCCCGGCCACCACGTCCCGGGTGATGCCCAGGTCCTGATCCCTCATGCGTCACCTCCAAATTCATCGGCCAGGTTCTCGAACTTGGTCAATTCGTCCACGAAGGCCAGCTTGACCACCCCGGTGGGGCCGTTGCGCTGCTTGCCGATGATGATCTCGGCCACGTGGTCGTCGGGCTCGACCGGGTCGGCGCGCTTCTTGTAGGCCTTCTTGCGGTAGATGAACATGATGACGTCGGCGTCCTGCTCGATGGCCCCGGACTCGCGCAGGTCGGCCAGCATCGGGCGCTTGTCGCCCGGCCGGTCCTCAACCTTGCGGTTGAGCTGGCTCAAGGCCACCACCGGCAGGTTCAGCTCCTTGGCCAGGGCCTTGAGGCTGCGGCTGATATCGCTGATCTCCTGCTCGCGGTTGTCGGCCCCGGCCCGGCCGCGCATCAGCTGGAGATAGTCCACCAGCACCAGGCCCAGGCCGCGCTCGGCCATCAACCGCCGGGCCTTGGCTCGCATCTCCAGCACCGTGACGGCCGGGGTGTCGTCGATGTAGATCGGCGCGGCGTAGAGTCGGTCTGCGGCAGTGGTGAGCGCGCCGAAGTCCGGGGCGGCCAGAAAGCCGCTGCGCATTTTGCCGGCCGAAACCCGGGCCTCGGCCGACAACAGGCGCAGGCCCAACTGCTCCTTGCTCATCTCCAGGCTGAAGACCGCCACTCCGACCTGGTGGTCCAGGGCGGCGTTGGCGGCCATGTTCAGCGCGAAGGCGGTCTTGCCCATGCTGGGCCGGCCGGCCACGATCACCAGGTCGCCGGCCTGGAGGCCGTTGGTGAGCTGATCCAGCACCCGGTAGCCGGTGGACACCCCGCCGATCAGGCCCTTGTGCCGGTAGCGTTGCTCCAGGAGCTTCAGCGAGCCCTTGACGATCTCGCCCAGGGGCGCGAAGCCGGACAGGCGGCGGGCTTGGGTGGCGGCGAAGATGGTCCGCTCGGCCTCCTCCAGGGCCGTTTCGGGGTCGGCCTGGTGGGCATAGGCGGATTCGATGGCCTGGTGGCCGGCGGCGATGAACCGGCGCAGCAGGGCCTTGTCGGCCACCAGCCGGGCGTAGTGGTCCACGTGGGCCGGGCTCAGCACCACGTCGGTGAGCTGGGCCAGGAAGGCCGCCCCACCGGCCGCTTCCAGGCGGCCCTCGTCGCTCAACCGCCCCAACACCGTGATTTCGTCCACCGGCTGGCCCTTTTCGTACAGGGCCAGCATGGAGGCGAAGATCAGGCCGTGACGGCGATCGTAGAAATCGTGGGGCTCGATGGTGGCCGCCACCCCGGCCAACACCTCGGACCCGTGGGCCAGCACGCCCCCCAGCACGCCCTGCTCGGCGGCCAGGTCCTGGGGTGGCAGGCGACGAGTCATGGCCTACTGCTCCCCGCCACCGCAGGTGCAGGTCCCGGGCTCGCCCGCGCCGGAAATGTCCACCGCCGGGCACCAGGGCTGGTGCTGGCGAGCCTGGGCCTGGTTGGCGCGGGCCTGCTCCCGAAGCAGGCGGTCGATCTCGGCCGCGCACAAGGCTCCGGCGATGGTCAGCTGCCGGATGCGATCGTGCCGCGCCTTTTCCCGCCCGTTCAGGGACCAGCCAGACGGGAACAGCAGCCGCTGCAAGCTGATGCTCAACGAGCCGGTGCCCCACTTGTGGGGCAGGCCCGTGGACACCTCGTCGCCCGGAAAGGCGTAGTAGGCCGCGGCCTGGGCCAACTCGCCACGGCGGCAGCGGTCGTCGCGCACCGCGTCGAATCCCTCCACCTCGACCTGGCGGCGGCGCTCGGCCGCGATCAGGTCAACGCCGGTCGTCTCGGGCATCGCTCTCCTCCTCTCGCTCATTCGCCGAGTTTGCCCCTGGTCCGCGTAGGCCGGCAGGTCTCCGGCCCCTTGTCCCAGGTGCATTTGCCGCTGCCCCAGCCACCCCGGCCGTCCGGGATGCGCTTGCCTTTGGCCGAGTTGCCGGTTCGCTTCCATAAAATGCAGATGTTGCAGTCCTGGGGCGATTTCTCACCGATACACATGCTCTCCTCCTTTCGTCAGCTGTCTTCGTGCCAACCATCACAGCGAGGCCGGAGCAACCGTAGTCCGAGAGCCAGGGCGTTGGCGTCCGGGCTGGCGTGGATCTCCAGGCGATCGATCAGGCCCTGGAGCAGGCAGGCCAGGCAGATATCTCCGGTGGCGTCGGTCCGCAACCAGTCGGGTATCACCGCGTGGGAGTCGTGGCACTCCTGGTCCAGGGCATCCACCAGCGCTTCAGCCAGGTCGCGGATTTGGCTCATGCGTTCCCTCCCGCCACCCACCCGTAGGCCGCCAGGCTGGCCAGGGCGTTGAGCAGTCCGGCGGCGTTGCCCAGCACCAAGGCCCGGCCCACGCGCCCCAACACAAACGCGGCCTGGAGCGCGGCCAGGCTGGCGGTGTAGCTGGCCAGGAACCAGGGGCTGACCCCGGCCACGTCCCCGGTGAACAGCATGTGCCACCACTGCGGGACGCCGCACAGGGACAGGCCGACGTAGCCGACGGCGGTCAGGGCCTTGGTGCTGCGATCAGGACGCATCTGCGCTCCTCTTGGCCAAGGCGGCTGATATTCTTTCCTTGGCCACTTCGAAGTAGTGCGGGTCCATCTCAATGCCCACGAATTGGCAGCCGGCGCGCAGCGCGGCCACGCCGGTGGTGCCCGAGCCCATGAATGGGTCCAGCACCACGCCGCCGGGCGGGGCCACCCGCACCAGGTCGGTCATCAGGTCCGTGGGCTTGCCGGTCATGTGGTGCTTGTCGCTCTGCCTCACCGGGTGGCGCAGGCAGCCGGGCCAGGGACCCCGCCCGCCGCTGGCCGGCAACGGCCCCTTGGAGCCCCACAGGACGTATTCGCATTGATGGCGGAAATAGCCCTTGTGGGGCGAGCGGGCGGCCTCGGTCTTGTCCCAGGCGATCACCCCCCGCCAGACGAATCCGCCCATCTGCAGGGCGATGCTGGCCAACGGCAGTTGCCGCCAATCCGAGAACATGAGGAAATATGCCGCATCCCGGCAGTGACGATGGGCCAGGCTGGCCCACACGTCCGACCAGACCAACCAGGACAACGAGTCGCGATTGTCGCCCAGGAAGCTGGGCCAGGTCTTCTTCTGCCCGGCGCTGACGTATTTCTGCTCGGGCGGGGCCGAGCGCGCGGCATGGGTGAACCCGCCGCTGCTGTAGGGCGGGTCGGTGATCACCGCGTCCACCGGCGGCAACACCAACTGATCCAACAAGGCCACGCTGTCACCCCGAAAAAGCATCACGCCCTCAGCCTCGAAATCCGCTCTAACCATCCGACCTCTCCGTGTTAGTCTTCCCTCTGGCCCTATGTCACGAGGGTTGGGTGTCTCACCTGGTCGGATGCTGATTCCATCCGGTCGCCGGGGGCGGCTCGTACCCGCCTCCGGCAACCCTCACCTGCCTGGCCTGCCATCATCAGGGGGCGGCGGCCAGCCCGCTCCGACGCCCCGGACGCTCCGGGGCGTTTCGGCTATGGGTTCTCCCGCTTCAGTGCTTCCATGACCTGTTGACTGTAGGAGACCAGGGCATTCACGGCCGCGTTCCCGTCGGCCGCCTCGGGGACTCCGGGCACCAACCAGCTATTGCTTTGGCGGGCCTTGCGGGCAGTGCCGTGGATGGTATCGCGCAGCTTGGCTTCGTCGTCGTGGTTGGCGATGGGCAGGGCTCTCTTGGGGCACTTGGGGCCGAACCCAATTAGGCCGCTGGCCCATGCGTAGGCGATCATCTAGGCCGCCTTTCCGCTGAAGGCGCTCTTGACCACTTCGACCGCCTCCTCGCCCGACAGCACCGACGAGCCGGCCTTGATCTTCTCGGCCAACTCGATCACGGCCGGATCGGGCCAGAGCTGCACCAGTTGATCCAGGTTGTCCAGAGGACGGCCCGGCACCACGATCTCCTCCACCAGCGTCGCCAAGGCCACTTGCAGATTTTCGTTGGCCGCGCGCGCCGCGTCCTGGGCGTTGAGGTAGGCCAACGCCGCAGAGGCCGCCTCGCTTTCCAGTTGCAGCGGCAACGTCTGGACCTCGTTAAAGCCGTGAGGGTCCACCGGGACGGGGTGCGCGTAGCTGTCGGCCGGCAGGTCCACATTCACGCAACTGCACCCGTTTTCGCCACTGACGCGCAAGCGCAGCTTTTGGCGCCGCCTCGCCACCTTGTGACGTTCCAGTACCGCCATGTCCTTACGCGGCCAGGTCCGCTCCAGCACCGGCCGCACCGCTCGCAACAACTCCTTCAGGGCCTGTTCGCGGGTCTGGGCCTCCGCCGGGGCGGTGGCTTTCCGCGTCAGGGTCAAAAAGGCGTTGCGATGTTCCTTGGTCAACTTGGGCGTCTTCATCTCGCTCTCCCTTCCCCGGTCGCGCCGGGTTGCTTAAGGACTGGGCTACGGCTCTTCCCTGGGCCGGAGCCCGCCGACCCCGGCCCAGGGAGGAGCCGTCCGGGGCGTTGGCCCCCGGACGGCGGGAGGTGGGGTTAGGGAGGCTGGGCCCGCCGCTGGCGCTGGCGCAGCTCGCGGTTGCGGCGGTTGGTCCATACCGGCGGTTGGCCGATGGCTGGGGCCTCGGGATGCAGGCGAAACCACGTGGCCTGTCCGGGCCGGCGGGTCACCAGCAGATAGCCCAAGGATTCGCAGTGGGCCAGATATTGCCTGGTGTAATCCGTGGTGGCCTCGGCCAGGCGGGCGATCTCCGCCGCTGTCCAAGCCCCCTTTTTGTCGCAGTTGCAGGCCACGTTCCAGATGCGGCGTTGGGTCGGCGGCGCGGTTTCGCGCGGCTTGTCCCACCCCGTCGCGGGCAGCGCGGTGATCCGGTCGCCGCCCTGGTCGATCAGCTCGCCGGCCTCCACCAGGCGCTGCACGCGCCGTAGGGCTTCGGCGTGGGTCAGCTTGCAGCCGGCCGCGATCTCGCTGATCGAGACTGGCCGGCCCTGCCTGCGCACCCAGCGCTGGATCACGTCCCAGGCGGCCATGTCAGGCCGCCCGCAGCATGGCCCGCATCACCCGACGTGACAGGCCCTGCACCATCTTGGCGTCGGGCTCCTTGGTGCCGCTGGCCGTGGCCGCTTGGACCAGGATGCCCAGGGACACCACCAGGTCGCGGAAGTAGCCGCCACAGGCCTCCAGCAGCGCCTTGGCGGCCGCGTCGTCCAGATTCAGGCCATTTAATTCGGAGGCCGCCATCTTCACTTCATCCAGGCTCAGGGCCTCGAAGGTAACCACCTGATAGACCCGGCTGGCGAACTGCTCCCGCTGTTGCAGCTGAACGAAAATCTGGTCGGTGCCCACGCAGACGATGGGCGTCCCGGTGCCGTCCACCAGGTTGCGCAGGGCCTCCAGCAGAGGCAACTTGCGGGCGATCTGGTCGGCCTCGTCGATGAACACCGGCAGGGAGTCGGTCTTCATCAGCTGGTGACATTCCCAGAACGCCGCCTTGGCGCTGGTGAAGTTGGCGGTCTTGAGGCCCTTGAGCGCCGCGTACAGGTCGCACAGCATCCAGCGCGGGGTCCACAAGGGGTTGGCCACCAGGTAGCGGCCGCCACGGTTGCCGCAATACCAGATGGCGGCTTCGGTCTTGCCCCGTCCGGCCGGGCCATGCACCACCGCCAGACCCGGGGTCCTGGGCGGACGGTTCATCAGGGCGTTCATGGCCCCGGTCAGGTTGCGAACGTTGGCGGTTTGAATGAACTTCCAATCCCGGCTCATGCTCTCCCTCCCGTGTTTACGACTTGTTGGGCGAGGAACGCGCGGAGCTGGGTGAACCAGTCCACTTGGGCGATGTATTCCTCGTCGCGCTCGAACTCTTCCATCCACGCCCGGTCCGCCGGCCCCAGCTCGGCCCCGGCGGCCCGGCGGCGCAGGCACCACTCGTAACGATCGGTCCCGGTGGCGAACCAGGCCGGTCGCGCCTCGTCGTCCCCGGCCGAGGCCTGCTCCGGCGCTGCGGGCGGCTCCACCGCGATCTCGCTTCCCTTGCGCTCCAAAAAGCGCACGTTGGCCGGCAGCTCGTCGACCTTGGCCGCGAACACCGTCTCGCTGAAGCCGCTCAGGTCCAGCCCTCCAGCCAACTTCATGGCTTTCTGGGCCGGGGTGTCGGCCCGGCGGCGGAACTCGCCCACCGCCACGGCCAGATCGCGCTCGTCGGCCACGTGCTTGCTGGCCATCGGCGCGCCCCGGCCGCCGTCCTCGGTCACCCGGAACAGGCACAGCTCGGGCAGCTTGTAGGGGTTGCGCAGCACCATGATCGGCTCGCCCACGTTGATGGGCTCCAGGATCAGGGCGCGGGAGCCCTTGTGGCGCACGATGCCGTCGGCGCTGGCTCGGGTCAGGTGGGGCCGCTCGTGAACCAACTCGTTCCAGACCTCGCGGGGCGGGGGCACCCGCAGTTCATCGCCGCGGATACCCGACCAGGCCTGCCAACGGGTCTGGCCGGTGGCCCGGTTGATCCGGGTGGCGCAGAAGTAGATGCGCGCGTCGTCGGCCCGAGCGTTCAGTTCCTCGAGGTTCTCCGGGGGGCGCAGGAACAGCTTGCTTTCGAAGTGCTGCTGCCAGATGCGCTGGTAGACCTCGGCCGCGCCGGTGGCCCGGCTGTTGCCGGCCTGGTGGGCCTCCCAGCGCACCTGGAGGTTGTCCAACAGGTTGGCGGTGATGGCGGCGGTGTTGGCCGCACCGCGATCGAAGTAGAGCAGGCGCGGCGCGCCGTGGAAGATGTCCTGGGGGTGCTCGCGCCGCCGCCAGGCGTGGTGCAGGCAGTCGATCATGTTCAGGGCGGTTTCGCCGGCGGCCAGGTAATACCTGACGAACAGCGCGCCCGTGGCGTGGTCCACCAACACGTAGCGCAGAATATGCTCGCGGATGGCCCGGTAGGGTTCGGCCTTCTTGCCGCCGGCCAGGTCCAATTTCTGGTGGCGGAAGGCCAGGCCCCCGCGCTTGCGGAAATACCAGTGGAGGCACGCCGACACGTCGACCTGGTGCATGTGGTTGGGGCCGTCGCTAACCAGCCGCACGTGGGCGGCGCTCACCGTCTGGCCGTCGGTGGTGTAGTTGGCCTGCAGGGCGCGGCGGCTGGCTCCCCGTTGGCGCAGGAGCCGACGCACCGTCTCCACCCGGGTGTCCGGGGGCAGCACCCCGCGGCGGATGCACTCCTCCACCGCCTCGGTGGTGGGCATCTCCATCCGGCCGACCTTGCGGTGGCTGCCGGTCATCAGGGCCACCACGTAGTCCAGGCCGTCGGCGCTGATGCCGGCCCGGCTGCGGCCGGCGTCGGCCCGGGGCTTGCGCTCCTGGGGCTGATAGCCGGCGCGGCCGGCGGCCCGCAGTAGGCTGGAGCGGGACAGGCCCAGGTGCGCGGCCCAATGGGCCAGCACCGCCTCCTTGCCGCCGTAGGGGGCGGCCTTGAGGGCCAGGACCAGTTGCCGCGCCAGCTCGTCGGTCATGGCTAGAACCCGGGATGGGGGGCGGCGCCGTCGTGGGCGGCGATGTCCTGGTTGAGCTGATGGGCCTCGACCCCCAGCGCCTCTTCGTCGGGCTCCAGACCCTCGACTCGGGCCAGGATCACCTTGCCGGTCAGGTCGGCCAGCGCCCGGATCATCTCCAGGCCGGACACCAGGCGGGCGATGAAGGCCGGCGAACGGCCGGCCAGGTCCAGGGTGTTCTTCAGGCGGGCCATATGGGCCACGATGGGGCGCTCGGCCTCGCGCAGGGCGGCCAGGGCGCGGCTCTCGTCGGCCACCAGGCCCTCGCGCAGGGCCTCCAGCTCCTGGGTCAAGGTCTTGACCTGGTCTGTCAGTTCGGAGCCCTTGTCCAACGCCTTCTTGCTCAACTTGCGCTCGGCCGCCAGGGTCTGCTCCAGATCGGCCTTCTCCTTGGCATGTTCGCCGGCCAGCTGCCGGATGGCGTCGGTCAGGGCCTCCTTGCTCACCGTCTCCAGGTCCACCACCTCGCCCTGGGCGAGGGCCTGACGCACCGGTTCGGGCAGCTGGCGCGCGGCGTCCATCGCCCGCACCGAAAGGCCGATTTGGGCACAGTGGCCGAAAAAGTCGTCACCCAGCTCGTCGGCCAGATTCAGGTATCGGTCTGCGGTGCGACGGGCGATACCAATAATTTCGCAGGCTTGTGCCCAGGTCAGGCCGGCAGCTTTGTGGATTTCCTTGAGCCGCCGAAGCTGGCTTACATGGATAGAATCGGCCACGTGGCCGAAAATCTGGGCGCTCTGCACCCGGCCGGCGGCCTTGCCGATCTCCAGCATGGTCCGCAGGGCCTCATCCTTTTGGATTATCTCCAGGCGGCCTTCGGCCACCTCCAGGTCGCCCTGATCCTCCAGGCCGTGGGAAACCGTGGCCGCGACGTCGGCCGCCTGCCCCAAGGTGTCTTCTAGTGCCATTCGCTCGTCTCCTCTGGTATGGCGGTGCGGGCCAGGCCGATCCTGGCTTCCTCGATTTGCCGTTTCAGGCGCAGGCGGTAGGCCGCCCACAAGTCGGCCGCCTTGAGGCCGACCGTCCACTGGGTGGGGCTGGCCTTGTCGAGCATGCCCTTGTCGGCCAGGGTCCTGATCCAGCGGTCCACGGTGCTGGTGGGCTCGCCCAAGGCGCGGGCCATCTCGCTCAGCGTGAACGGCCCCATGTGGGCCGCCTCCTGCAGCAGGTCCAGGCCCCGGGCCAGGGCGTTGACGGACTCGGCCTTGCTCACGCCGCAGCCCTCCGCCCCAGGCGCTGGGCCTCGGCCCGCGCGGCATCAATCAGGCGGGTGCCCCCGCCATAGCGCAGGCTGAGCTTGCGCAGGGCGCGGGCCAGAGCGCGCGGGCTGCTATAGGTATGGATAAGGGCGGTCATATTGCCCCCCTCTTCTTCAGGGCGCCGAGGACGTCGCTGATGTCCATGACCTCGGCCCGCGGACCGGGCAGGAGCAGGCAGGCATCAACCTTCAGGTAGTCCAGCCTGACCAGTTCCCCGATCAACGCCTGGGTGTAGTCGCTCGCGGACAACTCCACCTCGTCGCTGATCAGGATTTTCCCGGTCACATTGGCCACCAGCGCCGCCTTTATCAGCGCCTCGGCGTCATGCTTGATCACCTTTTCCAGGGTCATCGCTCTCCCTCCCGTGATTGGTTGGGGCCTAGGCGCGGCCCCGCTCCAGGTCTTCCAGGGCCTCCAGGGCGCGGCGCTCCTCGCGGGCGGCCTCTTGGCGCTTGCGGCGGGCGCTGGCCATGCGGATCAGGATCATTTCTTCTTCGCCGGCCAGGGCCATCCCCAGGGCCTCGGCCTGGAGGGCCACCAGCTCCCGGTTGCCGGTCACCCGGCAAAAGAGGGGCGCCAGCCAGGCGAAGATATTGTGGGTGGTGTCCGAAGGGGCCGCCCAGCGGTCCAGCGCCGCAGCCGATACCCGGTAGGGATTGCCCTCGGCTTCCAAGGCCTCGTTGATCCGGTCGGCGATCTGCTCGCGCGAAAGCCCGCAGGCCTTCATGGCCCGGCCCACGGCGGCCTTGGTCCGGCGCTGCAAATCCAGGTTGCGGGTGAGGGGCAGTTGGATCTGATAGGCGCTTTCGGACCTCACGGCCTGCCTCCAGCCGTCATCGCCGAGGATTCCGCCTGACTCTCGGCCCGGTCCGGGGTCGGGCCGGACCGCCTGGCGTCCGAAACACCTGCTGCGGCAAGCGTTGACCTGGATGCCTTGGGCCGGATATGCTCAGGGACAAAGAGGCGGGCGGCGGCGGGGAAAACCCGCTCCGGGCGCTGACCGATCAAGTCGGCGATGCGGCGCATGATGCGCCGGGAGGCCAGGGTGCCGGCGATGACCCGGTTGACAGCTACGACCGAGACGTCCAGGTCCTTGGCCAACAAGGCCGTGGTTAGCCCTTTCAGCAGGAGGCGACCTCTAATCTGGTGTGGCTTCATGCTTTGACCGCCGGATAATGACACAACCTAAAATGGTCATCACAACCTAATAGGTTATTACCTGAAACGGTTTTGTTTTGTCAAGCCGAAGTTGAATTGGTTTATGGGAATAATTGCGGAAACCATCGGACGGCGACTGAAAACCCTGCGCGGCGAAATTCCTCAGACGGAAATCGCCCGCCGCGCTGATATGCACGTCGTTCAATATGGGAAGTATGAACGTGGGCAACAAAGCCCCGGCGATGACGCACTGGTGCGTATCGCCGAAGCCTTGGGGTGTTCGGTAGAAACCTTAATTGGCAGTTCCGAGTTTTTTCTAGCTAGCCTTATCAATAAGATAGGCCAATATCGAGAGACAGCTCGAAGCGTAGGGATCAACCTGCGCGACCTTAGGGCGACCGGGCCGGGCCGGGCCAAGATTGAGCGGTTGACGAAGGACGGCGCCCTGGACCTGGCGCGGTTGGCGCAGATCGAAATGGGGCGCACCCTGCCCGAGCCCGCCGAGGCCGAGTTGTTGTGTGAAGCCTTGGGTTGTGATCTGCAGCGGCTGCTGCTGGATGTTGAGGGTTGGCAGGCTGCCTTCCCTTTGAATCGCTTGGTCGACGAGCTAGTCCAACATGAATTTCTAGGGCGCGATCTGAGTTGGATAGATGCCGAGCCGCTGGAACATGGCGTGCCCCTGGCCAAAGACGCCGCCTTGCCGGTTATGGATGAATACGTGTTCATCCCGCTATATGACCTGCAGGCCGCGGCCGGCCACGGGGTGCTCGTAGAGGAAAACCAGCGCCCCAAGAAACATCTCGCGTTCCTCAAAGCCTGGGTCAAGGCGGAGCGCGGTCTGCATGTGCCGCATTTGGTGCTGGTCACGGTGGTGGGCGACTCGATGGAGCCCACCTTGCGCGAGGGCGATGTGGTTCTGGTGGATCGCTCAAGGGTGGCCAACTATGATGACGGCCTCTACGTGCTGCGCATCGACGGTGCCATGCTGGTCAAGCGCCTGCATCGCCTGCCGGACCGGCGGGTGCAGGTGACCAGCGACAACGCCGTCTACCGGCCGTTCGAGTTGGACCTTGCCGCGCCGCCGGATGACATGGAGATCATTGGCCGCGTGGTCTGGGTGGGGCGGGACATGTAGCGAGGCGTTGGGGGGGACGATGGCCAGTCGGGGACGTTTTGTATCATTGGTTATGGTGCTGGGCCTGCTTTCTGTGCCGGCATTCTTTGGCCTTCTCTACTATCAAACCATTTATAAACCCCAGAAGGCGGCCCGCGCGTGGGAGGAGTCCGACCGGGCCTGGCGCAAGATTCGCGTTCAGGAGTCCCACCTCCAGCGCCTGGCCTATCAGCTGCTTTTGGTTCGCCTGGATCAGCGGCAGAACATGCAGGCCGAGCTACCAGATTTGGTTGTGCAGGATGACGTGGGCCGGACGGTTGTGACCACCGGCGGGCCGGGTGCGGGCGCGCGGATCACGATGGAAGCCTTCCTGGACGGGCTGATCAAAGGCAGCCCCGAGACGGGAAGTATGATGGAGGCGGGTCGGGTGTTCAAGGTGCCGGCCGGCTTCGAGATGGAGTTAGCAGGCTACTTCTGGCATGTGGTGGTGCTCAAGGGTCCGGCGGTTGATGGGCTGCTCGGCCCCGGTAAAGTGATCTTCGCGCCGGCGTGGAGTGTTTCGCGGCAGTAA